ATCTGCTGATTATTTTAAGCATCGCAAAGCCGCAGATGATTTTCGAGATAAGAATATCTATGCCGAAGGTGAATCGGCTTGTGACGAGGTACGATACGAGATTAAGAAACATTTCGGAGTTGAAGAATGACCCTCTTAGCAATAATCGGCTTCATCGCCATTTGTATTGTCGCCATGTACTTTACCTTTACCAGCATCGTGTGGCTTTACGGCGCTTCACTCTTCGGTGCAGGTTTGACCAGACTCTTAGTCACGGGAGCCATCGCAGGTGGCATGTGGACTCTAGCATGGCATCTTTCACCATTCACAATCTCAGTAAATCTTACCTAACACGGAGTCCAAGAATGAACGAACGAATTAAAGAACTTGCAGAACAGGCTGGATTGAAAGTTGAATACTTTATGGCCAATCCACCCAAGCCCTTTCAGATTCTCGGCAGCACTGAGCAGTTTGAAAAGTTCGCCGAGAAGATTGTGAAAGAATGTACTGAACAAATCAAGACACAGGGTATCAACGCCTCTAGTGAAGATTATGGCGATTATGAAATAGGATTTAACGCAGGGTTATTTCATGCCCTTCGCACAACCAAAGAACATTTCGGAGTGGATTATAATCCAGTTGAAGAATGAAAACAGTATACCTGGTCTGTAGCACAGTTGATCTTGGTTATCATGCCGAGTATGGTTACACCTCAATTGAAAAAGCTGAAGCTAAGATGGTTGAACTGGTCACCCTGGCTAAAGAGCGGTACATCAATTCAGCCATGACACCATCCCTTTATAACCTATTTCCTGTATACGAAAAGGTTGTCCAAGACGCCGAACGTTATCATGAGAAATATGAAATTGCATCAGTGGAGATTGAAGAATGAGAACTTTCTTCTGACTTGACAATTCCACCAGTCCTGGTATAATAGAATTGTCGAACAGAGGGGGATGGACGGTGGGAGTGGGCGTCCATATAGTCTGCTTCTTGTATGGAAGCAAAATGCTTATACTTGCTTCATCCTAAGAAAGCACCAGGTAACCTACGGATAGGTGCTACCATACTAACCAGTGCAATAACCATCAATGGATCGTATATCCGAAATCCTTGTCCTGATTCCTCTTTAGAATCAACAACTTACAACCGCCCAAACCGAGAATTTATCAAAATTCAATTTAAGGCCATTGCTTCCTTTCGTGTTTTGAATGGACCAGCGACCAGTGTCATACCTTCTTGGGCATGATATTGTTCCAGTGTCAATCGATTTTCATCTGGGCTTACAGTAGCATCCCAACGATGGTCATCCATTCTACCATCAGCCAACCGAACGCTGTACCAAACAAATCTAACGTAACTCATAAACTATCTCCTTCTTCCATACAATTATACCATGGTTCCAGGTAATTGTCAAGTCAGTGGATAGTTCAAACTTTGAGTATCAGGTTCCGCTTCATCACTTTACAGGAACACCACTCATTGTACCATCTGTCACTCAGTAACGCCTCAAACTGGAATATGTAATGCGTCTCCCAGTATGTGCATTCGCTCTTACTCTTACACAGGCGGATTATGTACCTCTCAAAATTCTCTACCCCAAGTGTAGCAACATCCTCTAGTAATACTTTATTTGATCCATAGTAGTCTTGCCAATCACTTGCAAGGCGGAGCTTCTTCCTCTTACCCTTTACTGTTCTATAGCCAGCTTTGGTGAAAAACTTCTTACCAACATACCGGCGCCCTGTCACCTTGTTTCGTATAACGTAGATGAAACCCCAGTGCCCGTCCAGCATTTCATCAGTGACTGGCTTATCACCGTCAATCGTCCATGCTGTCATCGGACTCCTCTGAAGGATTGTCTATGATGTACTCAGCGCAAAAAGGGCAATGGATCGGATCAGCATTGCAAACCTCCTCATCATAAACTATCTTGAAGGCGTTATCACAATTCTCGCATTCGTGCTTTATTGTATTCATGCATTTCCTCTATTATAACCATGAGGTATCGTCCTCATCGTGATATGTATGCATGTTATCTGTGGTGAGAGGAATGTCCAGCATCCAATCCGGATCCTCTAGGACGTATTCACCGGACCGCTCAAGTGCTCTATTCTTATTGAGGCGATTGGCAAAATCCGATGCGATGGACCTGGTGGCGGCTCCTTCAGGACTCGCGTGATAGGCCAATAGTTTCGCGGACTTCTGCGCCCTCAAGTCATCGGACTGTGTGCGTCTATTGCCACAGGATTGACCGCAAAAACGTCCTCTTTTGGTGTGGTTTACTCCACATACCGGACATGTTTTCATAATGCAATATTTATAGGAAACGTCAGTAGTGGAGTTGCAATGAAATAATATTGCATGGATTACACCAATATTGAAAGGATATTGCTATTATTTCAGTGATTGAGCTATCTTCTGTGCCATTTCCATCAGTTGGTTATACTCATTCACCATCTCTTGGTACCTATTTGTCTTGAATGATATACTGCTATATGTGGATGCTTCAAACTCTGCTTGTTTACCATTGATATAGTATTGAATAAGCTCTTGGACTTTTTTGTTGATCTCTTCATTTGTCATTTGGTTTTTCTCCTTTTTGTTTACCAGTCTGATTCGTCTGTAATGGATACTGTTACTGTGGTATCATAGTTGTTTATAGGTGCGTCTACACTTGCGGTGAGGATTGTTCCTATACCGGATGAGCTATCGCATTCTATTGTTACTCTTGGTGCATCTGGGAATGCTTCTATAAACTTTTGAATGTCTATTAGTTCTTGTCTGCTTAGGATGATTTTAGGCATTCTTCTATGCTCCATGGGTTGGGTAAATATTTACTCTGTTCTGGTGGTAGGATTTGTTCTGCATCGCCGTTGCGTCTGTTACTGTATATTACCTCAAACTTACAATTGTTTACTCGTTGATATGCTTCCACTACCTCTTTTACTGTATATCCATTACCACTGCTTAGGTGTTCTATCCTATTGGCTGGCGCTGTGATTGCTTTACTGATTGCTTCACATAATTGGTGGATGTGGATATAGTCACGGATTGCTGTTCCGTCGCGTGTGTTGTAGTCACTACCATGAATTGTGAATGGTTGGTGCTTGCGATTAGCTTCCATGAGATTATACATCAAGCCATCTTCATTCGTTGGCTTACCACCCAGTACATTATAGAACCGAAAGGTGGTGTATTTGGCTCTTTGTGCTACCAGTGCTTCCGATGCTAGTTTACTCACTGCATATGGGCTTGTTGGATTGGCTGCGGCTCCGGTGCTTGCAAAGATAAAATGACCTGCGATTGCTAATGCATTCTTTGTGCCGATTAAATTGGTTTCATAGTAGGACCATGGTTGGCTGGTGCTTTCACCGACTTTGACTTGTGCTGCTAAATGTATCACCACATCATAGCGTGGAAGGTACATAGGCATTGGTTCTCTAATGTCATGAATGTATTGTGTTGATAGTTTCACTCGGGCTGGTGCTATATCAAGCCCATGCAGTTGGTGCTCTGTGTGCTTCAGCAAATACTCCGACAGGTAACTGCCAATGTAGCCGGAGTTTCCGGTGATGAGTATCTTAGCCAATTTCAGTCCGCTCCTCTTGCACCGATTGGCTTACCGTGGTGTTCTAGGACCATCTGTGCTTTGGTCATAGCTTTGGCTGGCAACTTTGAATCAAATCTATGGCTCAACCATATGATTTCATAGATTTGTGTTGCTTCAGGTTTGAGATACCAGGTGCCGATGAATGAGCCATGGATTTCTTGGTGACCTCTGAGCATATTCGGATCACTAGCATACCGATAGGTATATTGCTCCAGTCTTTCCGGATGATTGCTTCTGATATCACGAACATAGTCCTCATATTCATTCCAAGTGCCTGCTATGATCCAATAGAATGGTTTAATCTTGTCGTCTATCATCTTCTCCACCTGTTACACCATATAAAATTTGCATCACATCCAGAATACAATCGTCCACTGGATTGTGCTTTGTAATTTCAAGGAATGAGTCCCACTTCGGATAGTCCACTTTCACATACCCATTCTTGGTACCATACAGAAAATCCACCGCTGTACGCACATCCCGCCATCTGTAGTGTGGGAACACATGCTCCAACTCGCATTGCTCAACGATATCATCCAGCACTAACTGATCCAGATTACCTCTAGCCCATACCCAACTGTCTGGTTCATCGTATGACCTAGCCCACTTGCACATTCTTTCATAGCCCTGTTCAAATGGTACATCAATCGCGGATGGCTTGAAGGACTTGATTCTGGTGTTTTCACACTGCTTGGCCCACCATTCAATGGTGCTTTTGTCGCTCTCACGTTTCAGGCGTTGAATTTGGTCCGATACACTGAATTTGGCAAAGAAGGTATTGCCTCGCAGTGTCTCGGGTCTTGGCTTGGTCTCAGGATCAAACCAGGTACAAGCCATTG